TGCGGTCAGTGATGTCAAATTTCCAGTCCAACTGAATGATGAGTTTGAGTATTTCAGTAGCCATCTCAAGGCGCTTTTCCGGCGTGATCATTTACGACCGCGCTTTTTTGCTGGTGGGCGGCCACGACGAACAGGTGCTTGAACTGGAAATTCTGGTTGTGTTTGTTGTTGCGCAAACTCTTTGCATCTGTCCATGTAAGTGGTCAAGGCCAAAGTTTTAAATTCAATGGCCGCCTTGATAAATTCAAATTCATCTTCGGCAATATCGATGGTTATTCTTGACACGTTATTCTCCTAAAGAAAATGGTGAAACAATGATTCGAGGTTCAATGAAAACTGGTTTTGGCTTACCTTTGGGGTCAACACATAAAACCCATGTGCCGTCTGCGCTGGCTGGGCTGTACAAGCCGTTTGGATCCGCCTGTGGTAGTACATAGGTTCCGCCGCCTGAATAAGCCTGTTGTGGCATTTGTGGATTGGTGTACTGAGTTGCATAGGGAAGACCGTAGCCAACCGATGTGCAAACTTTGTGCATCTTTCCATTCATGTCAACGGTGTACGTGGTTGTGGCCACGTTCTGATCGCGCAATTCAATGATGTCTTTCATCATGCGTTTTTCAGCAAAGTTAACAATTGCAGGCATACCAACAGATTCAACGCCACGAAGACTTAACTCTGCTTGTTTTTTTCGTTCCACTGAAGTTGCTGTATCAGGCTGATTGCAAGCGGCCAAACTGGCCAACAAACAAATTGCAAGTATGTATTTCATTTTCCGCTCCGGAGTTGGTTGTAAAAGTTGCGCAAGTTGGCAGGCATTTGGTCTTCTGGGTAAACAGAGAACCGATGCAAGACGATTGCCCGCAGGGCCTGCTTATGCTCGTTGTCCGCGTTAACGTACTCGAGTTGCAGGTTTTCTAAGTCGCGGATCATGCCGTCGTTGTATTGCTCGCTTTGCTTGAACACCTTGTTGTCGGTGGCTCGGTACTTGGGAGCAAAGTAGTCGTAAGACGCCCAGCCCAAATAGCCTAGCCCAAGAACCAGAACGGTGATTGTGAGGATGGTCGCCATAACCGAACCTACACCGATAAATAAATCTTTCACGTGAGTTTCCTTTCTTAGAATCTAAATTTAGGTGCGCAAGTAACATCAGCGATGATGTCTGTTGTGAACCCATTTATGCGGCGTTTAGCCACCACCATGACTGCTCTCAAGCCTGATTGCTCACACTCTTGAACCGCCATAATGACTTCGTTCCGGCTTAGTGGTTGAACCTCTTTGTCGATCACCATGGTTTGATTTGGGTATCGTTCTGTCGGGTTGTACTCAACCACTGGCTTGTTGCTAGAACAGCCGGCCAAAATAACTAGGAATAAAGCAGTTAGCCATTTCATAGTCATCTCCTAGAAGGGTATGTCGTCGTCCATGTCCTCTAAACCAGACTTGGATGCGGCAGTTGTTGGCGCTGGTGCGCCGTTAGGTTTCCACTCTGGTGAACCCATAATTTTCTTTTTAAGGCCGTCAGAGAAGGTCTCAAACATTGTCATGTCAGGCTCTTCGATCCAGAACACACCGATCTTGTTGAATCCCTCTGGCAGGCCAGCCGACTTGATAGCCGATGGAACCGGGTTGATTGAACTGATATTGGTGTACTCCTTGCCGTCTCGACCGACAGAGGTGGCAACAGTGATCATGGCCCAGACGCCTAAGACGTTCTTGAGTTCAAAGCCGTTGAGTTCTGCTTGAGTAAAGTCACGACCGCGCCAACGTACCAAGTCGATGCGAAGTGTTGCTTTTTCCGCTAAAGAATTGGTGAAGTTCTTGCTGATGGTCATTGGCTCACCTTTGGACGTAACGATAGGCTTGCCTGATTCGTCGTCGCCATGAACCTCAAACTGCAACATGACTTTGGGCAACATCTTCTCTTTGCCCATGTACTCAGACTTTTGAGTCCCGAGGTCTACTACCCGGTAGCACCGCGCAAGGTGCATACCTACCGGCACTGGGACAAAATCCCCGCCGCTTGCTTTCGCTTGTAATCCCATTTCATTCGCTCCTAGTTAAAGTTACTGTTTCCAGCGTTACGATTGGTCTCTTGGTCATCCCGCATTCATAGCGAATGATGTCCCAGTCCTCCTGTGTTGCAACGCCCGTCTCAGCCCGTTCTAGGGCCTCCTCGAGCATTTGTTGCCTCTCTAGCATCAGTTGATGCATTTCGCTCTCGTCGTGCATGATTACCACCTCACGCAGGTTGCAATGATGATGGCCCACACAATGACCCAAGGAAGAACAAACTTCCACGTCGAGGCGCGTTTATCTTTCTTGTTCAGGAGCGCGTCCTGAATCAAGTCCATGTCTTGCTTATCTCTGTCGGTTCGGTTCATAATTCGCTTTCACATTAAACGAGGCTTGACTGTAGCAGGTTTAATTTAAAAATACAACACGCTTGCCAAGAAGTTTTTTTAGTGTAACATAGCCCTAAACAACACGAAAGGATGAACCTCACATGAACTTAGAGAAATACTTCGAGAACAAACCTCGAGGGTCGAAAATTGCGATGGCCAGAGCGCTAGGCATCAGCAAGACGTGGCTCTCTCTGGTCATCAGCGGCAGGCAGGCGGCAAGCCCTGAACTGTGCGTGGCCATAGAGCGGTTAACCAAAGGGGTTGTAAGTCGCCGCAATTTGCGCCCCGATGTTTTTGGGGACATCAGATGATTTGGTACAAATTTCACATTGGAGATTACTTGACGCACACCATCCACCTCGGTGATGCAGAAGACCTTGCCTATCGTCGCCTGTTGGATATGTGCTACATGAGTGAAAGCCCTATCCCACTCGATACCCAATCGGTTTCTAGAAAGATTCGCCTTGATTTAGACGTAACCGAATCGGTTTTAAACGAGTTTTTTGTGCGTGAAGAAGATGGGTATCACAACTATCGTTGCGATGCTGAAATCGCTAAATATCAAGCACAAGTAGCAACCAACAGAGAACTTGGTAAACGTGGTGGTCGTCCTAAGACCCGCATGGATAAAGGCTTTCCAGAGGTAAAAACCGAATCGATAACCGAATCGGAACCGAAAGATAACCCTAAGAAGATACAGATACAGAATAAGAATATACATATATCGTCGAAATTCGACGAGTTCTGGCAACTATGGCCATCATCAAAACGTAAGGTCGCTAAGTCAACTTGTGAGACCAAGTGGGCCAAACTGAAGTTGGATGATGTAGCAGAGCAAATCTTCTCTCACGTGACCACATTGAAATCTTCCGAGCAATGGACTACCGGCTATGAGCCTGCACCCTTAACGTACATCAACCAGCGCCGCTGGGAAGACGACGTACCTCAAGCGGTTGGCTACGGGAGAAGAATCGTATGACACACATCGAGGAGTTATTGTCGAAACTAGAAAAGGTCAAAGGTCGTAACGGATCATGGACTGCCTGTTGCCCAGCGCATCAAGACAAGTCCCCTTCTCTGGCCATTCGGGAAACTTCTGACGGGCGCGTGCTATTGCATTGCTTTGGGGGTTGCGAGGTAAACAGCATCGTGGGCGCGCTAGGAATGGATCTGAGCGATCTTTTCCCGCCTACCCATGACTATGACCCATCCAACCCTAAAAAGCCTGTAAAGCCCGCGTTTTACGCAACCGACCTACTACGCATCATCTCGTTTGAGGCATTGGTGGTATCGATTGCGGCCAGCGACATCAGCAAAGGTAAGAATTTAAGCGAAACAGACATGGCCAGAATGAAACTGGCATCACAGCGAATACAGGAGGCAACACGATATGCAAACGTCTGACATTCAAGAACGCGCAAGGCAGTTGGATGAGGCACGTAAGGTCAGGGTGATTCATTCTGGCGACGTAGATTTTGGGCAGTACGAAGAGATTGCAGACCATTCCCAACAGGTCAAGGAGTCTGGCGTTTATCTGGAGGAGTTGCTGGCCGAGGTCAAAAGCCCGGTCATCGAGACATTCCAGACTATGCCTTGGGAGAAGACCAAGAAGTCGTTTCAGTTCCGCCCGGGTGAGGTGACTGTCTATGCCGGATCAAACGGCGGAGGCAAGTCCATGATTACCGGCCAGATTGCTATGGGACTGATTAAGCAAAAGCAACGCATATGCATTGCCTCGTTTGAGATGAAACCCAAACGAACTTTGGGCCGTATGTTGCGTCAATTCACTGGCGAAAATTTATACGTGCCATCGTTTATGAGCCGGGCCAGCGCGATGGAAAAAGCCATTGGTCGATTCAATGATTTTGCTGGCAACCGTCTTTGGCTTTATGACCAGCAGGGAACTGTCAAAGCCAAGCAGGTTATTGCTGTGGCCAGAT